GGTATAGCAGAATCTTTTGAAAGTAAAGTTACTGTAGAAGAAAATGCAGTTTTAATTGAAACCAAAATTAATTCTAAACCCAAAAAGGCAATTAAAAGATGAAACCCTGGAGAGTAACAGTTGATCAGACAAATGAGTTATGGACTTCTGCGGAAGTTAAAAATTATTTGAAAGTTGATGATTCAACTGATGATGCTCTTATTGCCACAATGCTTAAAGCTGCCAGACAAGCGGTAGAATCTAGGCAAAATATATCTACGCTTACCAAAACTATTGTACAAAGATTAGAGCGTTTTCCTTCAAGTTACAAAGTAGCTACTGATTATGAAAACGTAATTAAATTGTTAGTTTACCCTTGTGTTGGCGTTACGTCAATTACTTATTTAGATGAAAATGGTATATTGCAAACATTGTCACCTAGTTTATACGAAGTAGATACCTATAAAGGTATTATCGGAGAAGCGGTAGATCAGGATTTTCCAGACACTTATTTATCATTAAATGATGTGACGATTACATATACTGCTGGTTACGGAATAAACGCTACAGATTGTCCATCAGACATTAGAATCGCAATTTTAAAATTAGTTGCGTCTATGTATGATAATAGAGGTGATGCAGTACATAAAATGCCAACTGCTACAGATATAATGCTAAATAGGTATAAGTATGATTGGGTATAATAAAAGTGAAATTGTTGGCAAAATGAGAGAAAGAGTTGTTTTACAAAATAGAACAATATCTCAATCTGGCAGTGGTTTTCAATCAGAAACTTATACTAACATAGCTACTTTATGGGCATCTGTAGATTATAAAACTGGTTTTGAAGAAGAAGATGCTGATAAAATTGTTGGTCAGCAAAAAATATTATTTACTATTCGTCACAACGTAAATGTTACAATAAAAAGTAGATTTTTATATCGTAATGATTTATTTCAAGTCGAAAGAATTGAAGTAAGCAATGATAGAAGATTTATGGATTGTTTAGGAACGTTTAGAACAAGTTACTAATATGCCTAGAAGACCTGCTTCATTTGTACATACGGAAAGAGGAGTTGCTTATGCAAGAGCAAGAAACGAACAAAGATTAGCCGAACAAGGCGGTAAATTTGTTAGTAGAGAATATGCAATGAACTTGCAGATTTATGACAAAGATGTAATGAAGGCATTAGAACATTTAAGAACTAATGCAATGAGGGATTGGGAACAAAATAAGGTTAGTATTATTACTAATGCTTCTAAACCAATGGTTGATGCTATTAAGCCACAAATACCAATTTATAGGTTTCCAGAACACTACAGGTATATACAGAGTAAAAAATCTAGTAGAAGGATTAAAGTTACCTATAAGGCAGGTCATTTAAGAAATAGTGTAAAGGTTTTAAATCCTTTTAAGCCTAGATTAAGAAGGCAGGACACTATTGTAATTGGCCCATTAAAACAGTATCCAACTAAAATGGATAAAGGCCCATTTGACGGCATAAATAAATCAGATGCTTATTACGCAAATTTCGTATTTGGTGGTGCAAATGAATTTAGAAACAAGGCTTTATTACAAGGCTTTATAAAGGCAGAAAAAAGAACAGGAGATATTATAATTAATGGTGCAGAAAAAATCATCGAAAGAGAAACTAGAAATGCTGGATTAACTTATACTAGAACGTAATGAATATTGGCAATGTAATTTATTCAATGGTAGCAGCTAACGCTAATTTAGTTACTTTAATTGGAACTAGGATTTATCCAGAAGAAGCACCAATGGAAGCTACATACCCATATATAACCTACACTAAAGTAAACACAAATCCAACAAGAGTAAAAAACCTAATTAGCCCTAAAGATGAATTTAAAATTAACTTTTTTATTTATTCTAAAAATTATGATACTACTCAAAATGTTGGCGACGCATTGAGAATTGCACTTGACAACAAAAGAGGTGTTTATTCTAATGTAAAAGTTGATTGGGTTATATTTGAGGATGAAGCAAATGGAGATCCTATTATGGAGGATAAAATATATTGGATGGTACAAGATTATATGTTTAAAATCAATAATGTATGAGAATAATATTCATTAAGAGTTATGATAGTTTTGTTGTAGGAAATGTTTGTGATGTATTAAATGCAAAAGCAAACCAGCTTATTAATTTAGGCATTGCAGAAGAATATCATGGTCAAAATGTTGAGGTATATCCACAACGAGAGCAAGAACCTGAAAAAGAAATGGTTTATGTTCCAATTATTGTTCCGGAAAGTGAATTATATTCAATGCAAGAGGAGCAAGAAGAAGAATTTGATTTAGAAGACAAACCAATTAAAAACAAAACTAAAATAAAATAATCATGCCAACTACAGGAATTGTAAATGGTTCTTTGTTACGTTTATATGTAGGTGATGTTGCAGTTGCATATTCAACATCTGATACCTTAGATTTAACAAGAGCAATGCGAGAAATCGCGCACAAAGACAATACGTCTGCTTGGGTTGAAGTTGCACCAGGTCAAAAATCTGCAACTTTCTCTACTGAATTATTATTTGCCGATGTAGGTGATACAAGTGCAAACGTAAAATTCAATACTTTATTTGATAGCTGGAATAATGGATCAGCAATAGTTTGTACTTATACTACAGATGTTCTTGGTGATTCTATTTACACTTTTACTGCGTTTATTGAAAGTTTGTCCCTTAATTCAGCTAATCAAGAAAACGTAACAGCTTCAGCTTCTTTAAGAATTAATGGTGCTGTAACTAAAGTAACAAATTCTGTATTAGCTGCTCCAACAAATTTGGTTGCAACAGCATTAGTTACAGGACAAAGAATACAATTAAATTGGACCGCTCCTTCCCAAGTAGGTTTTCCTGCATTAACTAATTACAATATTCAATACAGACTTACTTCTGGTACTGTTAATGATTATCAAACTTTTGCAGGAACTTTTACAAGTCAACAGTTTACAACAGGTATTGGTGAGCTTACTGCTGCAACATCATATACTTTCAGAGTTGCCGCAATAAACTCTGCTGGTACAAGTCAATTTTCTAATGAAGCAGTTCAAACAACTGGCGCATAATATTTACATGAGGCTTTTTGGGGGCAGGAAAAATCTTGCTCCCTTTAGCCTTTAACTTTTAAATTATTTTTATGACCTCTGTAAATTATGTAAAAATTGAAGACAAAGACATACCATTTAAAATTGGTGGTTATGCTTTGTCATTATTCCTTAAACAGAAAAAAATTAAATTTTCTGAATTTTCTAAAGCACTTGAAGACGATTTAACTCTATTGTATGAGGTATTGTATTTAGGTGTACAGAATGGATACAAAAGAGAAGCCATACCAAATCCATTTACTTTGGAAACATTTGCTGAACTTATTGACGATTATAATATGGTTAATAAATTTAGTGAATTGTTATCAGAAAGTATGGGAGGTGAAAAATCAAACGAAAAAAAATAAGTGACCCAAATACAAAAGTTTTAGAGGTAGAGGATATAGAGAGGTTGTGTTTGGGTGATTTACAGATGACACCGGATGAAATGAATCAATTTGACTTTAGAGAATTATTAATAAAGATTAAAGGTCATTTTGATAACAAAGATTCGGAATACAAAAGAACCTGGGAACAAACCAGGTTTATGGCATATTGGAGTGTTATGCCTCATACGTCAAAAACTTCTAACCTTAAACCAACAGATTTAATTAAATTTGATTGGGATGGAAAAACAAAGAAGAGAGATTTGACTGTAAAAGACTACGACATGATGAAATTTATGGATGGTGTTATAAAAACTAAAAGTGTCGGAGAAAAAATAAAATAATGGCAGGAATACTTAGTATAAAAATCAGGGCTGATGCTACTCCATTTGAAAGGAGTTTAAAGACTATTGGCAGAAATATAACTGCTTTCTCCCAAAAGTCACTTGCGGTAGGGCGTGGTATCAGTCTTGGTTTTACTGCTCCATTAATGGCAATCGGGGCTACTGCCGTAAATGCTGCTGCTGATTTTGATAGTTTAGAAAGAGCATTGTCCGGCATAATGGGTGGTGCTAATGCGGCTGCTGGTGAAATGGTAAAGTTGAAAGAGGCAGCTAAATTACCTGGATTAGGATTTGAAGAAGCGGTTAGGGGATCTGTTAATTTACAAGCGGTGGGTTTAACTGCCGAAGAAGCTAGAAAAACATTAATTGGTTTTGGAACAGCTATTGCTGCAAGTGGTGGTGGTGCGGTAAACCTTGCCTCTGTTACAAAACAGTTAACTCAAATGATTAGTAAAAACAGAATCCTTCAAGAGGATTTTGGTATTTTACAAGAGAATGTTCCTTTGATTGGTGATGCATTAGAAAAAGCATTTGGTACAAGAAATATAGAAAAGGTAAGGGCAACTGGCATTGCTGCCGAAGATTTTAATATGCGTTTGGTTGGTGCTTTGCAAACATTACCTGCGGTCATAGCGGCTACTGGTGGATTAAGAAATAATTTAGATAACTTTAAAGACAGTCTTAAATTTGCCCAGGTAGAGTTAGGTAAAGCTATTTTAAAAAATATAGATTTAGAGGGCGTCCTAAAAAGCATTACAAATAGAATAGAGAACCTTTTAATATTTTGGGGCGGTCTTAGCGAAGGAACAAAAGAATTAATTGTAATAACTGCCAAATATATAGCTATTGGTGGTGCATTAGCCTGGGTTATAGGTCAAATAATGAGTGCCGTCGGTACATTAACGATGGCATTTGGTGGACTTATAAGGTTTATGTCAACGTATGATCAACTTACTGGAATTATTAAAATTACTACGGGCGGTTGGGTAACTATTGCTTTAGCGGCCGCTGCTGCAATTGCTCTTTTTGCTTATAATGTTCACCAAGCAAACAAACCTATAGATGATTTGTCTGGTTATTTGTCAAGTTCTGCAAGAGAAATGCAGAAAGAAATAACACAATTAGAATTTAGTTTTAAACTTATAAACGATACTAATACAAGTAATAAATTAAGATTAAAATTAATTAATGATATAAAAGATAAATATGGACAATATCTTCCTGATTTAAAAACCGAACAAGACTATTTAAATAATATGTCTTTAGTAATGAAGGTTTTAAATGTAGAATTAGCGAAGAAGTTTGAAATAATGAAATTACAAGGGGTTGCTGATAAACAACTTGAAAGATCAGTTCAATTATTAGATAGAGAAAAACAAGCTTATTTTGAAATAGAAAAATTAAGAAAAAGGAATCAGGAAATTAGTAAAGTAGGATTAAATCCATTAACGGCAATAGAAGCAGCTTCAAATACTCAAAAAATAAAATCTTTATTTAAAGAGGTAGAAAAAATAAAAAAAGAAAGCCTTGTAATAGAATCAGCGTGGTCAAAAACATCTGAAGAATTAAATAAATTATTAGGTGATGTACCTGTTTTAGATGATAAATTATTTGGTGACACTGAAACTTCTACTGGATTAGATAAGGCAAAAACAAAATACGAGCAATTACAAGAAACTTTAAAAAACCTTGAAAAACAATATGAAGATCAAGTTTTGCTTTATGGTAAAAATTCTGATGGTGCAGAGGAATTAGCAAAACAAATTAGGTCTGTAAAATTTGAAATTCAAGCAGTAATATCTGCTCTAAAGGAACTTGAAAAAATAGATTCTTGGACTGATTTTAAACCACTA